TCTGAGACACGCACAAGGGCGGCGAAGTAAGCACCCTAGATCGGAAAGGCTGACGGGTCAGATAATGCGACGGACATATCTGTGAAGGAGACTAAGGAAGGGCTTGGTCTCCTTTGCTCGGGACATATCTATATATATAACTACTTATAGTTAACTTATAAGGAGTAACTAATGACTTTAATTGAATACTTAAATACTAAGTATCCTAGTGGTAATTTTGGCTTAATGTCAGCAGAAGCTAAAGTGTTTAGGATTAAATATCCATTGCAAGCAGGGTGGCTACAAAAACACCAAAATGATGCAATCACTCCGCTACAAATTAGGGAATTAAAAGCCTTGTTGCAGAAAAAAGACAAGGAGATAAACAAGCGCACACTGGAATTTTTAGAGCGCAAATTTAAAGACAACCATATTGAGTTAGTGAAGTCGGCAGTTAAGGCAAGTTTTCCAAGTGTTGGAAGAATTATTCCTCGATCTTTTTTATTGCTTGAAGAAGTGTATTTGCTAGACAGCGAGCGTCCTCTACAGAAAGAGCCGCAGAGCGCCATCCTAAGCCTTGAAAGCCTATTGAAAGCATTAGAACGTCACGGATATGATCCAGTTCTGAAACATGAAACATCGGGTCAAATCCGTCGATTGGGAGAGTCCCATCATGAGTATCAGGTAGGGTCTGAGCTACCAAAGGAAAAAGAGACTCTCTGCACTTTGCGAGAAGTGAAATAAGTTGCTCAAGGTCTGCGGCAGTAAGCTTCGTAGAAGCTGGCGTTTCAGGCGTTAATAAAATATGAGATTTGTCGCTAGACGTTTGTATTTTTAATTTCATTGTTTTGCTTCTGGCTCTGTATGAATAAAGGCAGTTTGAGTAGCAGAATTATTTAATTGGCTGCTTAAAAACTCAATCATTTGCTTAACCGAGGATTTCGACATGACAACACGAACATTAGTATCGTATTTGGTTTCTCTATGGTCAAAACTAGGTATTGGAGTGGCAAAGGACAAAATTACATTGTCACCTTCTGCTCTCGAGCCAGCTATACCAGCACAAAAAAACTGTGGTGCATTATCGCCTAACATAGAATTTCTCCGAGGTATTGAAAATACAAAAAGTGCTCGCTATTCGTTTAGCCTTAGGCTAATATTCGTATTAAGAACATTAGCCACAGAGTAAAACTATGAAACTAAACGAATACTTCGAGCAAGAGCGCGGACGACAAACACAACTTGCCAAAGCATTGGGAGCACATGCGCCAGATGTAAGCCGATGGGCAACTGGCGAGCGTGAAATTCCATTCCATTACGGATCACCAATTGAAGCGGCAACAGGTGGACTAGTAACTAGAAAAGACCTGTTTCCAGACACTTGGGAAATTCACTGGCCAGAACTCAAAGACAAACGGAGAAAGACCCATGTGACACAAAGCTAAACACCAAACGAAGCACCAAACACGAAGCACAACACGAAATAAAAAACACGGAGGAAATCATGAAATCACCAAGAAACGTAGTTATCAAAAGTTTGTTCAATCCTGATGAGTTTTTAGCCTTCAAAGCTAAGTGCGATCAGGAGGACATAACACAAAGCCGCGCATTGAGAGAGTTAGCAAACGATTGGTCAAATGTTAGTTCTTTATGCGCAAGGATGGAACGGTCAATTCCTGCCCATAAGCTACCCACAGCAACGCGAGGCCGAACACGATTCCACCAGCGTCTTTGATGTATTTGCAGATCGAATCAACCAACGAAAGAGAAACCATGACAGAACACGAAGCACAAAAAGCAGTGGACGCACTGATTAACTGGCGTCTTACAGAGCGCGAAATGATTGCAGACAGAGAGAACACAACTAAGGTACAGGCTCATGCTGTTGCAAAGCGTTTCGCGCGTGAAATGGCTGATTCACTGATTAAGCGAGGTCAACCATGACAAACGAGAATAAATTGGCATCAATGGGTGCGGTAGGAGAATTGCCTGATTTTGGCAATCTGTTGCTGCGGGAATCGGGCTACCCACATTTACCCGCATCGCAATCTGACGCATGGAACGAAGCAGGGACTAAGCCAGACCATCCTTGCTTGTGTTTGACAGACCATGGAGATAAGTCAGGTACTTGGTTTCAGTATTTTGACGGTGAATTTTTTTGCTGTATAGGTGAAACAGAATTAGAGGCAATTGATTTTAAAGGTTCAGTTTCAAGTACGCAAAACCCAAAATGGCGCGAGGTGCAACCATGATGTTCATGACTGCGCCTCAGTTAGCCAACTATAGAGAGCAGACACACAAGCCTCAAGTGTCTGCATTAAAGACGCAATGCTGCCCTAAGTGTAAAAAGCAGCGATCTATTGCGCAATACTGGGACAGTGCAAAGCTGCCAGTTTTCAAGTTCTGCCGTGAGTGTCGGAGGTCAAAATGAATCCAGTAATTATTGGAGACGCGACCTTATACCTTGGTGATTGCATGGACATACTTCCGAACTTGCCAAAGGTTGATGCTGTTATTACTGATCCTCCTTATGGGATAAAAGCAGAAAGCGCTGGTGGTCGTGGAATGTCGGGCTGGAATAACTTTGAAAAACTAGGTTGGGACTTGCAGCGGCCAGAGAGGGAAGCATTTGATCTTTTGCTGCATCAAGGGAAAATAGTTGTTGTTTGGGGCGGCAATTACTTCACCGATTGGCTTCCTCCTTCTATGCAATGGATTTCTTGGGATAAAGGGCAAGAAGGTTTTTCCTTGGCTGATTTTGAGTTAGCTTGGACAAATCAAAACAAAGCGGCAAGGAGAATCAATTACCCAAGGGCGCTGGCATTAAAAGATGTAAAGCAGCACCCGACTCAAAAGCCTTTGGCTGTTATGCGTTGGTGCATTGAGCAATGCAAGCCTGATCCGCAAACTATCCTTGATCCATTCATGGGAAGCGGGACAACAGGCGTTGCAGCTATCCAGATGGGGCGAAAGTTCATAGGTATAGAACGCGAACCAAAGTATTTTGAGATTGCATGCAAGCGTATAGAGCAAGCAGCAGCACAAGGTAAGTTGTTCGAGCCTGAGCCTATCAAGCAAGTGCAGGAGTCTTTGCTATGACTTCCTACTTTGTACTAGCTCACGACACAGCACGACAACGCGCACAGGAAGCCATCAAAACGGCTCCTGAAGGCTATGTAGTACAAATCAAAGAGCCAACACGCAACAGAGAGCAAAACGCGCTCCTATGGTCATTGCTTGGTCAAGTATCGAATCAGGTCAACTGGCACGGAAACAAACTCACATCTGACGAGTGGAAATCAGTTTTCACGGCTTCAATGAAGCAGCAAAAGGTTGTGGCTGGCATTGATGGCGGCTTTGTTGTGTGCGGTCGCTCAACGTCAAAGATGAGTAAGAAGGATTTTTCCGAGTTGTGCGATCTCATATTTGCTTTTGGTGCACAACAAGGCGTGAGCTTTCGTGAGGCTATATGAAACGATCAAGTACAGCAGCAGAAAAGCGCCATATGCAAAAGGTTGCGGAAATGGGTTGCATTGTTTGTTCTCACATTTACGGGCATCAAGACACACCAGCGCAAGTACACCACGCAAGAGCGCGTCATGGATGGGGCAGAACTAGCCACTTAATGACAATACCGCTTTGTGTAGAGCATCACACAGGCAAAACGGGCGTTCATTCGATGGGGCGTGATGAATTTGAGCAAATGCACGGCTATAGCGAGTTCCGATTGCTAGAGATTGTGCAAGAAAAGTTGGGTGTTTGATGCTTGCTCTTAAATTGCCGTTTCCACCAACGATCAACCATTACTACGGTGTGCGAGGAAAAGCGCGATACATCAAAGCAGCGGGGAAGGAGTTTCGCAAGCTGGTAGCTGATGAAGTCGCGGTAACAGGTGCAGATACTTTTGAAGATGCGGTGCAGGTAGTAATCAGAGTATTTCCACCAGACCGAAGAAAACGAGATTTAGACAATTTACTTAAAGCGTTACAAGACGCGCTAACACATGCGGGAGTTTGGATTGATGACAGTCAAATAGAAGATTTCCACATTACGAAAGGAGAGATTCGTAAGGGTGGAGAGACAATGGTAGTAATTAACCGCTTAGACCGCGCCAACGGCTAAGCAACTAAGGAGAGAAACATGACAAAGCGAAGTGTAACAAAGAAACCAAAGTTAACGCAATGGTTTCATCCGAGTGTAAAGCCTGTGCGGGTTGGCTTTTATGAAACTGGATTCGGAAATGAAGAGGCCGTCAAAGATGCTGATGCTAGCCCTTTTTTGTGGTGGTGGAATGGCTCTTACTGGTTAGCATCGGACACTTTTGAGATAGTTAGATACCAAGAACGCTACTGGCGTGGTCTTGCACAAAACCCAGAGGTGCAACCATGACACAAAAAGAACAGATCAAAGCGCACTTTTACAAGTACTGCACCATCAGCCAGATTGAAGCCTTCACACGCTACAAGATCATGCGCCTGAGTGAGCGTATTAGAGAAATGGAGCGTAAAGGCTGGCAGTTCGCACACATCACCGTGAGCAAGAACAAAAAGCGCTTTACTGAGTATTGCTTGATTAAGCGGGGTGCTTAATGGCTAGGACAAGAATCACACCAGACTGGCAACCAAGCGACGAGGACTATCTATTCTGCGAGGCTAACCGACCAGATTTGAACGTCAGAGAAGTCATCTTGCAATTCCGTACTTACTGGCTGGCACAACCAATGAAAGCCGGGGAAAAGGCAAATTGGTCTAGGACTTGGCGCAATTGGGTAGCAAGAGCAAGAGCGAAGCCAACTTATAAACCGTTTGAATCATCAAAAGAACAATCAAGGCGCTTGGCGCTAGAGCAGCTAACAGGAGGGCGAGTAGATGCAAATCACATCATCGACATCTAATCCAGTTCCCATCACTTGGGTGGAATCACTGTTTAAGCGCATGTCTGCACTTTACGGAAACAAGTTTGTGGATATGTGGAAGGGAACAGACATTCAGGCGGTCAAGGATTTATGGGCAGAGGAAATGGGCAAGCTGACCCGCGAAGATTTAAAGCGAGGCTATGACGGACTCATGAAGCGTGATTGGCCTCCATCTTTGCCTGAGTTTGTGCAGATGTGTAAGCCTGAGATTGACTTCCTTGTAGCGTATTACGAAGCCTTAGCAGGTGTTACAGATCGAAGCAGGGGCGAAGTTGGTAAATGGAGCCATCCAGCGATATTTTGGGCTGCTACACCTTTGACGTTTGAACTACTCAACCAGACTTACTCAGCGATCAAACCAGCGTGGGAATCAGCGTTAAAGGTTCAACTAGCCAAGGGGCAATGGGAACCAATACCAGCGCCAACGTTGCAGCTAGAAGCGCCCAAGTCGCCAAACTCACGCAAGAACGCTGAAAAGGTAATGCAGGATTTTGGAGTATCAAAAATACTCAAGCCGCGCTCAGATCATCGTGCATGGATAGACAAGGGATTAAAGAACAAACACGCGCCAATGATTGCAAGAAAGTTTGCATTGGAAGCGCAAGGCGTAAAAGATGATTTGTGAATGGTGCGAGGTAAACGCAGGTCGCACATCAAACAAGGATTGCTGCGTCTTGCGAAGACTTGCACAGATGCCTTCAAATCGTTTGCGAGAGTATGCAAAGCGACTAACAAGGGCAGAGCAAGACGAACTCAGGCCAAAGCTGATTGAAGAAAGAAAGAGATTAAAGGGGATTAAATGAGAACAGAAACGCAATTGGAAAGAGAACTATTGCAAGCAGCCGGGCGGCTAGTTCTTGAAGGTATGAAGAAAGACGACATTATAAAAGCGCAGAACGATCTATTAGCGCAGTTAAAGAAGCAGGCTTTTCCAACTATTGACCCAATGGCAAGCGATCCGAGGCACGTTGTATGAAGAAGCGAACTAAAAAATACAGACCGAAGCAGATCATCCTAAACCCTGTTGACTACTTACGGGGCGGCTATAAAAGAGTAGAGGGTGAGTATTTAACAGAGCTACAGATTAAAAACGAAATGGCACTGCTTAACGTGCTGCAAGGCAAAGCAACAACAGAAGATTGGGACAAGTTAGTAGGCGCGGTAAATATGTCTCTTGTGATTACTGAGCAATATTTCGACGACAAATTCAGAGAGTTGCTGCTAGCTGGTCGGGACGCATTGCAATCACTTGGTAAGCGCCAATTAAAAATAGGGCGGTTTGTGCTAACTGGTGAGGAAAAGACATCCATTGAAAACATGATGGAAGTCCACGAGGCACAACTAAAGGCGCTGCGTGTTGTAGATATAGAGAGAGCCTATGACGAAGTTATGCGCAGACTCAAAAGTAAAACTGGAAATGTCAAAGTAGTGGAGGAAGTATGAGTAAGGAGTGTAACGATATGGTCAAAACATTAGTGCTAGATTTGCTGAGGGCTAATCCGCATAAGCGTTTTCGATTGAAGTACCTTTCAACGCTGTTTAACGTATCAGAAGCAAGCGTAAGAATGGTAATGGCTGAAAACCCCAACATTAGAACAGAAAAGACTTTAGACGCTCGAACGAATTACTTCTATGTTGACGTGAACGAAAAGAGGGCGGAAAAGTGGGTAAAGCCATTTACACCAATGACACCAGAACTCTATGCAAAGCGTATTGATGTGAAAGGAGTGGTGAGCGTATGACAGAGACAAGCAATCTAGACAGAATCAAAGACTTGCTCAATGTATGGGCGCACTACTATAAGCCTTTGCCTGATCGTGGCTTTCCTAGGACGTGTTCGTTTGTAGTAGAACGAGTACAGACAAGCCGATCCACTGAGACGATGGTGGATACGATACCAGATGATATTAAGCGGCTGAACGACTATATAGAAAGCCTAGCGCCACAGTTTAAGCAGATTCTATCCTTGGAGTATTTTGACAAGCGCCCGACCAAGACGAAAGCGGCTACAATCGACATACCGCGCCAAGTTTTCTCGCAGAGAATGAGGTGGATTTATGAACAATTGATGTGGTCAATGTGGGGTGAAGCATGATTAAGATAGGTCAATATATGGATATTGGTAAGATGCTTGAGGAAAATAGGCAACTACGAGAAAAGGAAATTTGCCTAAGGCTAGAAAGATCATTAAAAGAGGCTCTAGTTGATTTAGCTCCTGATTGGCTTCTACATCACGTCGAACTGCACAGATTCAATAACCATGACATGACTGAAAGAACCGAGATTAGGCTTATCATTAACCAAATTGGCAGCGTAGTTGAACGTAAAGAGCACCACCACTTGCATAGAAAGTGACATGACAAAATAGTGTTTGATAAATAGTGACATGCCAATTATGATTAGAAATATCTAGTGTTGATTCGTTCGCACTAAAGAATATAAGCCTCGCTCTTAACTGATGCGGGGCTTTTGTTTTCTGATCTACCAATGGTAGAAACATATGTGGAACCGCGAAAGCGCTTCTATTAGGCGGCTATAGCTGAGTGTGGCAAGCTCTTAACGCATCAATTAGCCAAGACTTTCTCCCCTCCCACTTCTCTCCTTAGTGGGCTTAGCCTCGATCCTTCGGGGCTTTTTTTATTCTGTAGGCAGGACAATCGGAAACGAACCCTGAAACGTATGGCAAGACCAAGTGATTACACGCAAGAGATTGCAAGTGAAATCTGTGAGGAAATAGTAAACGGTAAAAGCCTAAGATCCATTTGCAGACAAGATAATATGCCTGCACTGTCAACGGTGTTTTTGTGGCTTTCAAAAGAAAAGTCATTCTCGGATCAATACGCGAGGGCAAAAGAAGAACAGGCCGAATTGCTTGCAGATGAAATAGTGCAAATTGCTGATTATGGTCTCAATGATACGTATGTAGATGAGAACGGGAATCGGCGCACAGATCAAGATGTAATAGCTCGGTCTAGACTTCGCGTTGATGCCCGCAAATGGGTTGCGTCGAAGCTCAAGCCTAAGAAATATGGGGACTTCCAGCGCACAGAGTCAAGCGTAGAAATGCGCGTAACTAACGCAACAGATTTAACAGATGACCAGCTTGCAGCTATCGCCACAGCAAGCAGCAAGTGAGCTACTAAAGCGGCGCAAGGCTCGTGAAAGTCTATTGTCATTCACTGAGTACACTAACTCAGCTTATAAGGCTGCATCGCATCACGAGCTAATTGCAAGTAAGTTGGAAGCGGTAGAGCGTGGCGAGATTAAGCGCTTAATCATTTGCATGCCTCCGCGACATGGCAAATCCGAGCTAGCTTCTAGGCGCTTTCCTGCGTTCTATATGGGCAGGAATAAAGGCAAGCAGATCATTGCAGCATCGTACAACTCAGACTTATCTAGCGACTTTGGGCGCGAGGTAAGGAATATTGTTGATTCTCCAGAGTTCCAAGCACTGTTCAATGTAAAGCTATCGCAAGACAGTAGAGCGGCGAACCGCTGGCACACTGACACTGGCGGCATGTATGTGTCTGCTGGTGTTGGTACGGCAATTACAGGCCGTGGCGCTGACATTCTATTGATTGATGACCCATTTAAGGATCGTCAAGAAGCAGACAGCGAGATAACACGACAGCGTGTTTGGGATTGGTACACATCGACAGCATATACGCGCTTGATGCCGAACGGTGCAGTGGTAGTAATTAACACGCGCTGGCATGACGATGATTTAACAGGCCGATTAATCAGTGAGCAGGAAAACGGTGGTGATAAGTGGGAGGTGTTAAGCCTTCCAGCGATTCAGCATGATGGCTCGGCATTATGGCCTGATTGGTATCCAATAGAACGCTTGAACGAAATCAAAGGCGTGTTGCCTGCGCGGGATTGGAATAGCTTGTACCAACAGAACCCAATTCCTGACGATGGCGACTACTTCAAGAAAGATTGGTTTGCTGAGTATGACGAGCCGCCGCCAAACCTGAACATATACGCTGCCTCTGATTATGCGGTAACAGATGGCGATGGCGATTACACAGAACATGGTGTGATAGGCATTGACCAGAACATGAACATTTATGTTCTTGACTGGTGGTACGGTCAAACAACTTCTGATGTTTGGATTGACGCTAAGTGCGATCTAATCATCAAGCACAGTCCTAATGTTTGGTTCGGTGAGTCTGGTGTAATTCGTAGGTCTATTGAGCCGTTCCTGATGAAGCGGCTACAAGAGCGTCACGCATATTGCAACATCGAATGGCTATCTTCGGCATCAGACAAAACAAGCAGGGCAAGAGCGATACAAGCGCGGGCAAGTATGGGAAAGGTTTTCTTTCCTCGTCGCGCTGAGTGGAAGGATCATGTAATGACTCAGTTATTGCGTTTTCCTGCTGGTAAGCATGACGATGCAGTGGACGTTTTAAGTCTATTCGGTCGCGGCCTTGAGTACATCAACGCAGCAACTAAACCAAAAGAATCACGGCCTTCTGGGCAAATAAGCTGGATGAGCTAATGGATAAGAAACTCAAAGATATACACGAACGAGCTTTAAAGCTCTACGATTTGTCGATTGAAGCAAATGCTGACAACGTAGAGAACTGGCTTGATGACATGCGCTTTGCACGTATGGGTGAGCAATGGCCTGAGAACGTGAAAAGACAGCGCGAGTTAGAAGGCCGCCCATGCTTGACGTTGAACAAGTTGCCTGCATTTATTCGTCAGGTGACTAATGATGCGCGTCAAAACTCTCCGTCCATTAAGTTTCACCCTGTAGGTGATGGCGCGGACAAGGAAGTAGCGGAAATCCTTGACGGACTGACTCGCAATATTGAGTACACCTCTAATGCTGACATTGCATACGATACCGCCTTAGACCACTCGGTTACTGGCGGCTTCGGTTATTTCCGCATCGTTACTGATTACGCATCGGACGATGCTTTTGACCAAGATTTGCGAATAGAGCGCATTGAAAACCCATGCTCTGTTGTTCCTGATGCTTTTGATTTTGGCGCTGACTCTGCAAACTGGAATTACTGTTTTATTACAGACTTATACCGCGAAGCAGATTTCAAAAAGAAATGGCCTAAAGCCGAGGTGGTACAGTTTGAGGCTGATACGACCGATAAGTTGCCTTCATGGTTTGAAGATGAAATGGTGCGCGTGGCTGAGTATTGGGTACGCGATGAAGTACCTGCGATGCTGTTCAAGCTGTCAACTGGTGAAGTAATGTTCGAGGAACAATACAACGCTATCAAAGACATTTTAGATGTGCAAGGCGTATCAATTGTCGATCAGCGCCAAACAAGAACGCACAAGGTCACGCAATACATTATGAATGGCGTGGAGATTCTAGAAACAAATCCATGGAAAGGAAAATACATTCCTATCGTCCCTGTATATGGTGACGAGGTTATTTTGGAAGGTAAGCGCCATTTTAATAGCTTGATTCGCTTTGCTAAAGACCCGCAGCGCATGTTTAACTATTGGCGCACTGCTGCAACTGAATTGGTTGCGCTTGCTCCTAAAGCTCCGTTTATTGGCGCTAAAGGCCAGTTCAACACAGATGCGGCTAAATGGGCATCAGCTAACACACAAACGCACTCATATATTGAATATGACCCTGTGAACGGTGCTATGCCCCCACAGCGTCAACCATTTGCGGGTGTTCCTGCTGGTGCGTTACAAGAGGCGGCAAATAGCTCAGATGACATGAAGTCTATCATGGGCATCTATGATGCTTCGCTAGGCGCGAGAAGTAACGAAACAAGCGGGCGTGCAATCCTTGCTCGTCAGCGCGAAGGTGATGTGTCAACGTTTAACTACATCGACAACTTATCACGCGCTATTCGTCATGCAGGCCGCATCTTATGTGATTTGATCCCAAAAATTTACGATACGCCTAGGATTATTCGCGTATTGCATGAAAACGGAACAAACAAAAATGTGAAGATCAATCAAGAGCACATGCCTGAGCCTGACGAAAACGAAATGCAAGAAATGATGCAGACGATTCCGAAGCTCTACGATTTAACGGCTGGAAAATATGACGTTACATGCGAGGCGGGGCCTAGTTTCACAACTAAACGCGAAGAAGCTGCAAGTCAAATGCTTTCGTTCATTCAATCGTTCCCGCAAGCCGCAACTCTTATTGGTGACAAGTTAGCGCGGAATCTGGATTGGCCTGAAGCTGACGACATTGCAGACCGTTTAAAAGCAATGCTTCCTCCGCAATTGCAAGGTCAGAACCCACAAGTTCAGCAGTTGCAACAACAGTTGCAGCAGTCACAGCAACAAGCACAGCAAGCCGTAGGTCAATTACAAGGCGAGTTAGAGAAGCTCAAAACTGACAAGTCAATCGAGGCGCGGAAAATAGATATAGACGCATACAACGCAGAAACTAACCGATTAAAAGCGGTGGGGACAGGTATGCAGCCTGAACAGGTGCAAGCTCTAGTAATGCAGACATTGCAGCAGGTCTTAACCTCACCAGATGTGAGCCAGATGCAGCAACCAATGCAGCAGACTGCACCGCAGCAACCCATTCAACAACCAATTCAAGGGCAGCAACAAGAGGGCATGCCTCAATAAGTATTACGTAGTTCGCTGATAGGCCGATTGTCTATCGTCTAAAGAACCTCGCCTTGTGCGGGGTTTTTGCATTTATAGAGGTACACATGGAACAACCAGCAATGGATTCCGAAGTTGTAGAAATTCCTGCTTCGGATGAGCAAGTAAGCCAAGATGAAAATCTTGATATTCCTTCAGATGACGTAGAGCAGGAAGCTGAGGAGGAAGATGAAATTGACGTGGACGGTAAGAAGTTCACGCTTCCAAAATCAGCAGCAGAAAAGCTGAGAGCTGAAAGGCTAATGCAAGCTGACTACACGCGCAAGACTCAGGAAGTAGCTGAGCAACGACGCGCAATAGAACAGCAAGCTATGCAAGTACAGCAGCAAGCACAGTTTCATCAAGCATACATCGCAGAAGTGGCAAAAGTCACAGCTATTGATGAACGCTTGAATGAATACGCAAAAATCAACTTGGGTGATTACATCGAAAGCGATCCAGTCGCAGTGATGAAAGCTCAAGAAGAAATCCGCAAATTGCAAATGCAAAGAGCGGAAGTAGTAAATAACCTGAATCAGAGGCAACAGATGCAGGCTATGGAACAGCAGCAGACAACTGCCAAGCAGCTCCAACAAGCAAATGATTATCTGGCGCGTGAAATATCAGGATGGTCTCCACAGCGTAGCAATGAATTGAAAGACTATGCAGTTGCATTAGGAATCCCAGAGCAAGCAATTCCCAACTTGGTATTGCAAATTCCAGCGATTGCTAAGGCATTTGATAAAGCCAATCAGTTCGACAAGCTCGTGAAAGACCGAACCACAAAACCTAAGCAGGACACATCTACACCACCACCAACTCGCATTACTGCGAAGAGTGGAGGAGCGGCAAAAGACCCTGAGAAGATGAGCACTGATGAGTGGGTTAAGTGGCGCGAATCCCAAATCAAACGTAATCGATAACCAATACCCGCAAATGCGGGTTTTTTCATTTATGGAGCATTAAAAATGGCAAATACACTCTTAACCGTAGCGATGATTACACGCGAATCTTTGCGCGTATTGCATCAAAAATTAAACTTTATCGGCAACATTACACGAGACTACGACGACTCATACGCTAAAACAGGCGCTAAGATCGGCGACTCTCTGAAAATCCGCTTGCCTAATCAATACACTGTTCGCTCTGGCGCTACTTTATCCGCGCAAGATACGACAGAATCCAGCGTAACGCTTCAAGTCGGCACACAAAAAGGTGTTGACTTGAACTTCACTTCTGTTGATTTGGCCTTGAGCTTGGATGATTTCAGCAAACGAATCATCGAACCTGCAATGTCTGTATTGGCTGCAAATATTGAAGCTGATGCGTTGAACATGTACAAAGACGTTTACCAGTCTATCTGGAATGGTGGCTCTGCTGCTACGTTCAACAAAACATTGGACGGTCGCGTTTTACTGAATCGTGCATTAGCACCTTTCAGTGATCGTACTGCATTGATGGATTCTACTTCGATGGCTGATTTGGTCAAAGATACGAAAACATTGTTCCAAGACTCTGCATCTTTGGCTAAACAGTTCAAAGAAGGCTACATGGGTCGCGCTGCTGGCTTTGACTTCAATGAGAACACATTGATGCCAACGCATACACGCGGTGCTGCTGATGCTGCTTATGTCGTCAACACTTCTACAGGTATTACATCTGGTACTGCAACGATTACAGTTGCAACTGGTACTGGTGCAATGGCTGTTGGTGACGTGTTCACAATCGCTGGCGTATTCTCTGTTCATCCAGAAACAAAATCAAGCACAGGCGTTTTGCAGCAATTCGTTGTGACTTCTGCTTATGCTGGTGGCGGTGGTTCTGTGGCTGTATCTCCAACACCTGTTACTTCTGGCGCGACTCAGAACATTACCATCGTGTCTGCTGGTGCAGGTAAGGCCGTAACGTTTGGCGGTACAGCATCGACAGCGGTTGGCACTTCTTTGCTGTTCCAAAAAGGCGCATTTGCTTTTGCAACTGCTGACTTGGTATTGCCTGAAGGTGTTGACTTTGCACGCCGCGAAGTAATGGACGGTATCTCTATGCGTATCGTTCGTCAATACGACATCACTAACGACAAATTCCCATGCCGTTTAGATGTTTTGTATGGCTATAAAACGCTGCGTCCACAATTGGCCTGCCGTTACCACAACAACTAATCATTGATTAGATGCGCCTCCCTTCGGGGAGGCTTTTTGTTTGTGGGGATGATATGACGATTACAAATTACAGCGAGTTACAAACAACAATTGCAGATTGGTCACACAGATCAGATTTGTCTGCAAAGATTCCTGACTTTATCGCCCTTGCTGAGTCAAGGATAAACCGCCTTTTGTCTATGGCAAAAATGGAGGTTGACGCATCTTTGACGATGACTCCTAGCTCTAGGTATGTCGCCTATCCTAGCGATATGGGGCAGCCTGTTGCGCTGTGGCTTGAAACGTATCTTCCTCGATGGGAGATTATCTACAAAACCCATACAGAATTGCCTGTAACGTCAAACGTTAATGCTGTTCCTAATTACTACACGATTGATGGCGCAAATTTGGCCTTTGATTATCCAGCAGACATAGCGCACCCGCTGACGTTTCGATACATCAAAAAGTTAAATCTTTCAGACACCGCGACAACAAACGCGATTCTTGATGAGTACCCAGATGTTTATTTGTTCGGCTCTCTTGTAGAGGTCGCAAAGTACACGCGTGACATGGAGCTATTAAGTACAAGTCAGCAATTTTTCAATCAGGCATTGCAAGAAGCAAACGACGCAGAAGCGCGAGTTTATAGCAATTCAAAATTGTCAACAGATATACCTGTTGGAAGTAACACATACAACATAAACAGAGGCTACTAATGGGCTTAGAAACTGGCACATATATCAGCGATTTCGTCACGACTAATCCGCTAGGCTCTGACGCAAAGAGCACAGCAGACGATCATATCCGCTTGATTAAGTCGTTTGTAAAAGCAACGTTCCCAAACGTTACAGGCGCAGTCACGCCAACGCACACAGAACTCAATTATGTTGATGGTGTGACCTCTGCGATTCAGACGCAGATTGACACTAAAGGCGCTCATGCAGGGCAGGTTTGGACGGGAACGCATAACTTCACTGGCGCGACACTCACTTACACAACGCAGTCACAAGGCGACAACTCAACCAAGGGCGCTACAACGTCTTATGTTGATACGGGACTTGCGTTAAAAGGCAACATCAACGCGCAAACATGGACAGGGACGCACACGTTTTCAGGTGCTTGCGTAGTGCCAACGATGACAGCGGGTGATAACTCGACAAATGCATCTAGCACGGCTTTTGTATCTGCTGCGATTGCTGCGGCTGCGTTCTCTACGGCCTTGCCTTCTCAGTCTGGCAATGCTGGAAAATATGTGACGACCAACGGCACAACGGCATCTTGGGCTTCTATACCTGTTGCTGGCATGACTCTGATTTCATCGGCTAGCGCCTCTGCTGTCGCTACAGTTGATTTTACTTCTGGCATTGATACTACTTACGACCAATATTTGATTGAGTTCCAAAACGTTGTGCCAGCAACGTCAAGCACTCAATTCTATATGAGGGCATCAAACAATTCTGGCTCAAGTTTTATTTCTTCTGCGTCATACATTACAGGCGGCAGGGGGATAGACGGAACTGATGCGCTGCAATCTCTAGCGGCTTCTGGTGATTCTAAATTTCCACTTTCATTGAGTGGTGGCGATGGGGTTAAAAATTCTGGCGCAGTTAGTGGCGCGTCTGGAATTTCTGGTTATGTAATTTTATTCAGGCCAGCATCAAACCGATATGCAGAGATATTGTTTTCAACAACACATAGAGGGAGCGGAACCAATGTACATGCGACATGGGGGAATGGGCAGGTCGATATGAACCCGAGCAATGTAATGAACGCCGTTCGCTTTATGTTTTCATCTGGAAATATTACTTCTGGTGAATTTAAACTCTACGGGCTGAAAAAATCATGATTAAGTTAGTGAATGGCGTAGCTGTGGAAATGACAGCGGAAGAAATCGCAGAGTTTGAAGCATCACGCACAGAATCAAGCGATTCGATCAAGGCGCGTAAGTGGGAAGAAATCAAAAAATACCGCGATAACCTCGTTGAAAATGGCGGATTCAAAGTTGGGGCACATTGGTATCACTCAAACCTGCTTAGTCGCACTCAATACATATCGCTTGTGATGATGGGCGCAAACATTCCAGCGGGCACAGTCTGGAAAACTCTAGACAACGGCTATATACCAATGAATCAAGCGCTAGCAGGTCAAATCTTCGCGGCTGGTGCTGCTAAAGATGCGGCTCTATTCGCTAAAGCTGCGGAACACAAAACAGCATTGGACGCTTCAAGCGATCCTGCTTCATACGACTACACAACGGGCTGGCCTGAAACTTACACAGGTGCGTGATGACGATAAAAATTGCGTTCTTCAAAGGCACGAAAACGGGCTTAGCGGGCATTTATAACCGTGGGGTGAGGTTTGTCACTAAGGGCAAATACTCACACGCTGAGATTGTTTTCAGTGACGGTATGAGCGCTTCTTCATCGTTCATGGATGGTGGCGTGAGGTTCAAGGCTATCGACTACAGTTCGCAAAATTGGGACTTCATAGAGATTGGCGAACAGTTTGAAGCCAAGGCGCGTGAATGGTTCAAAGAGCACGAAGGCCAAGCATATGACCTCATTGGTAACGTGCATTTTCTCTTTCCGTTCGTAGGCGATAACCGCCATAAGTGGTCTTGCGCTGAGTCTATCGCCGCGGCTTTGGATATGCCTGACCCATGGCGCATTCATCCTAATTCACTCTATGGATTGGTGAAAGATTTCTATGCCACTCGTACAGTTTAAAAACGTAGGTCAGATCGGTGTCAATTCCGATTTGTCTGCCCATGAGTTACCTATTAACGCATGGACAGATGCAAGCAATATCCGCTTTCTAGATGGGTTCGCGTATCAGTTTTACGGACATTCTGAGGTGTACGGAACGCCTAGTGCGATACCTCAGCACATTTTACCGTGTGCAATCTCGTCTCAAAGATATTGGATTTACGCTACTGCATCAAAATGCTATGCGGTGACAAACTCAGGCGGCACAACAACGACCACAGATATTACACACGCAACGCCAAGAACAGGTGTGGTCAATCAATGGACTAGCACTCTACTTTCAGGCATCCCAATTCTCAACACTGGCGATACTTCAAAAGTGCCAATGTATTGGGATTTGAATCTAGCTAACAAATTCGTAGATTTGCCAAACTGGACTGCGGGGACTTATTGCAAGTCTTTGCGCTCGTATAAGAACTATCTTGTAGCTCTCGGCATGACTATCGCGGGGACTTCTTATCCTTACATGGTCAAGTGGTCGCACCCTGCCGATCCCGGCTCTCTGCCTTCTTCGTGGGACATTACAGACGCGACAAAAGATTCAGGTCAGACAGACATTGCAGAAGGCCAAGATATTATCGTGGACGGTCTCCAATTGCGCGACTCGTTCATGATCTACAAAGAAAATAGCATTTGGCGCATGGACTTTGTTGGCGGTCAGTATGTCATGAAGTTTACAAAGGTACTCGGCAACTCTGGCGCGTTGAATCGAAACTGCATCGTTGAGGTGGACGGTTTTCATGTGGTCTTAACAGGCCAAGATATTATCGTTCACGATGGCCAGACAGCAACAAGCGTACTAGACAAGCAAACTAGACGCTTTCTGTTCCAGAACATCGACTCAACAAATGTTGGCAAATGCTTCGTATTTAAAAACACGTTTTTCAATGAAGTATTTATCTGCTATCCATCGCCTAGCTCGTCAGTATGTGACAAAGCTGTGGTCTGGAATTACAAAGATCGTACAGTTACATTCCGCTCATTGCCTAACGTAAATCACGCTTCTTTCGGCTCTGTAGATAACTCACTAAACACGACATTCGACAGCGATCCAGACACATTCAATAGTGATTTGACGACCTTTGACGGTCTCGACTTAGTACCTGCAACTGCACGTGTGATTCTTGCGTCAAACGATCAAAAGCTCTACTTGCTCGATGGCTCTGCGTCATTTAACGGAACGATTCCAAGCGCGTACCTTGAGCGTCAAGGCTTGTCTTTCGATGCTCCGCAAAACATTAAATTGGTCAAAGGCATTCGCCCACGTATCAAGGGCAATCTAGGCGAGACAGTTCAAATCCAAATTGGTTCCTCAGATGATCCTTATGTTGCGCCCACGTATAGCTCAGTAATCAATCACACGATTGGCTCAACTATTGCGGACGACTGTTTTGTAAGCGGTCGCTATATCTCCATCAAATTCTCTACGGGCTCCGCTTATCAATGGCGGCTCGACTCGTTTGATTTGGACGTTGAGATTCGCGGC